GGTGACCCGTCTCACAAGTGCTTCGAGTATGGCGAGGGAACCCCAAGCAGAGCGCAGCCGGGATTCCTAGTGTTGTCGTTCATTGACGGTGTGCTGATGCCGCCAGAGATGTGTGAGCTGATCAATGGTGAGCCAGTATTCAGAGGTAAGCACGTCCTTTAATAGTCGTGTTCCTCATCCAAGAAATGATCTTCAGCCTTCTCGGTAGCCTCGTCAGTGATATAGTGTATTACGTGTTCCCATATCATCCTGCTCAGATCAGCACTGCGTAATGTTCTAGCCCCGTCCCATTCCAAGGTGTTGCCATCCCAAGTGATAGAGGACAGATACCAAAGCTGTTCTTCTTCCCTGTCAAAGACAACATAGGCTTTGATGTCATAGATAGTCTTGTCTATCAGTGGCAGATCAAGTTCTTTGATTTCAATAATTGTATCACCCATTACGAAGTTCCTTTTTAATTTCTTTTTTGACAGCCTTTCGTTCTGCGCTCCAGAATACTTTCTTCCAGTCTTTCAAATGATCCCACCACTGCGGTGCAGATGTGAGGATGCCTTTCTTCTTTGTTGCCATCACTCTTTCTCCTTCACCAAGGGAACACCAGATTTGCTTAATCGAATACGCTTACCGTGCTTTTCTTTCCATTCTCTGCGTTCAGCATATGATTTCTCTCTCTCACGTTGATAGGCTGCGCGTTGCAGACGAACAGCCGCTAATGGAAAATCTCTCATCATTCTTTCTCCTTTAATTGATCCTCAAGATTATTTATAACGGATATAAGTTTTCCAATAATCTCAGAAGCGATTAACATAATGACTACAACTAATGCGTCAAACATATCCATCACTCTTTCTCCTTCAGTGCGTTTTGTGCAATCCTCACAACTTCCATAAGAAGCGATAACAGGTAACCCTCCGCTGCGGTCATGGGTTGAGGTATTCCTTCAGACCCCGCATACACTTCATAAATTTCCCGCACAATCTGCAACCCCTCGTCCTCTCCTCTGCTGAACCCGTGTGCAAATCCATCATCCCAAGCATCATCCCGCTGTAGCCCTATGTTCTCTGACAGTTCTTCTAATTCTTTACGCAGCCGCTCGATCTCGTCAGCCGCTTCTTTCCACGGCCCCATGAAGTTAAGAACGCGCAGCCTATCTACAATATCTTCCATAACTCGCTTTTCGACTTCTGGGCTAGTGTATGCCATCACTCTTTCTCCTTTGATACCAACGATCCACGCAGTCTTAAAACTTCAGCTTGCAACCTGTCGCATTCAGTTCTCGCATGATCATAGTGCATCTGAAGGTCTGAGTTAGCTAACCGCAACTGCTTGATCTCTTGGATTACACGATGCCTGATCTTGTATTGCTCAGACTGAATATATCCATCGTACTCTTTGAGTTCTTTAATGGCGTCCATTAGTCTTTCTCCTTCAATGCATTTTCAGCAATGTCGTAGGCCTCCATGTCTGACCCAGTGACATGGCAAATTTTCTTCAACGCTTTCCGCAACCGCTCGATCTCGTCTGCTCCATCAAATGCATTTTGACATTCTTCCTCGGCACCGCACGGTGTTGATTCAAAATTACAGGTGCAACCGTTCCGCAGTCGTTTAACGATATCCATCACTCTTTCTCCTTCAGTGCGGCACGGGCAACAAGAGCGACTTCTTGGCAATTATCACAACAAGTGTTGTTGGAGATTGATTGCAACACATCCCGCAACCGCTTAATCTCGGCGTCTTGTTTTTCCAGATCGGCATAGGCTCCATTGCGACATTCTCTTTCAAATTCAACTTGCCCTCGCAGTTGCTCAATCGTATCGGCGGCATCACGCAAAGCAATTGCATCGCTATCAAACTTCACAAGACCAATCCGTTGCCGTAAGCGTTCAACGATATCCATCACTCTGGCTCCTTCAGTGCTTCACGGACAATATCGTGCATCTTGTCAATCTTCATCGCAACCCGCACAATTTCAGGTGCAATTTTCTTCAACGCTTTTCTCAACTTAATGATCTCGTCGGCAGCCTCAAACGCGACAGGGCTAATCATTGGCCCATCCATGATAAATACTTCTGGCGACCGCAACCTTTCAACAATATCCATCACTCTTTCTCCAATGCGTTTTGTGCGTTTTTCATCACAGAAAACCAATCAGCGTCACCGTTTTTAACAAAGTTCCTTATTGCTTTTGCGGCTTGTGCTGGTGTTACTTTTCCGTAATTGTCTACCAGACCATCCCAAAATAACCAGTCTTCACCATTTTTATCTTTATCCGCTGCATCAGCGTACTCTTGAAACGGCGGGTAAAATAATTCATTTAGTTTGTCTCTTCGCGATTTAACGTACCAGTGTGCTCTTTCTATGGCATCATAATGGTAAATAATTGAGCCATCTTCTGTTGCTACTGGTTCTTCCTTATTCAGAAGCCAACACCATCCACCGATACAGGCGACTGTGCCGCAATCGTTTTTGCTGTCTGCGATGACTTCTAAATTAAAGTTTTTTTGGTTAGGCTGTGGCTCAATGCCAATGTCAGAAAAACCAGAAGATGAACTAGTATGTACTAAATCGTTTGCCTCTAACATTTCTGCTACAGCCAACAGTGCTGTTGCGTGTTCAATGTATTCATCCATCACTCTTTCTCCAATGCGTCTTGTGCGATTTTCTGTGCTGACTGCATCTTTGCAATCCGGTGAAGCACTTTCTTTACTCGATTGGTTTCTTTGATAAACACGTCCATCAATTCAAATGCTAGTTTCTTGTCTTCCCTTATCTTGATGATCTCGTCGGCTGCCTCGGCACACCATTCGCCTTCTTGGCTCCAACTAATGTCAACAGTCTGTAGCCGTTCAACAATGTCGATCATTATTTTGTTACCTGATTTGGAAAGATGCCATAATTTCTTCTTAAAACCATAACTTCTTCAATGTAACGTTCACATTCTTTAATTAATCGTTCTCTTTCGGCTGATAAATTTTTTATTGTTTCCAGCAAAAAAGAAATTCTGGTTCTTGAATTAAGAACTTCAATTCTTAGAAAGTCTATTTCCATTTCTTGTTCGGTCATTTCAGTAACTCCCTTATTCTGTCGTGTATCGTCATCATGACTTCGTTGTCTTCTGCATTAGCTTCTTCAAGATCCAATGCGTTATTAATCTTCACACGCAAGTCATCCATGCGTAGCCGCTCGGCAGCCAACTGGTTCTGCATATCCATGTAGGCCTTCTTCCAATGATCCGTCATCGTCTGTTGTTTCATGTGTAACACCAATGCGTTTGTGGCTATCCCGACTGCCGTGCCAATAACTAGCAGGGCAATCGGGCCTAGTACCGTGAATGGGTCGATCATTTCTTCATAGAGTTGCGGACGGATGTAGCAATCTGGTCATCTAGATCAGACAGAACAACCTGCAACTGTGTTGCCTTGGCAGCATCCGGTAACTTAGTCTCGGCGAACTGCCCTGCGAACCCGACATAGGCAGCCAGATCAATCCAACTGTCCTGATGCGTCCTCTGGTTAGCAATCCTAGCTAGTTTCACAGCCATCATCACAACCGATACATCATACGCAGAAATATTTTTGCCTAGAATTGTGCCAGCAATAGTTGCCGCCCTTGTGAATGATGAACTAGCATCACCGTAATCCTGATGGCGGTCCTCTATAATACTGAGAGATTGAGTAAGAATGTCTTTGTGATTCACTTGCCTGTTCCTTTTTCTTTTGTTCAAGGGCTGATCGCCCAGTAGGTGGCTTCCCGTATAGAGTTACATCATTGCCCTCAGCTAGTTCCTTAACGATCCTGTCTCGCTGTTTCTTGAACTCTTCCTCATTCGACTGCGATAGGGACTGGAACTCTCTCTGCGGGTTGTCTCTGTTCTTTATGTCTTGGTTAACCCACTCTCCGACTGTGGAGTATGGTACGCCAGTGATCCGGCATACCTGTGCTTGTGATCCAAACTTCTTGAAAAGATCCAAGACATTTTGTTTATCTTGGTCAGTCCACTTCGTCATGCAAGTTCCTCGTATCGCTTGGAATACTCATCATTCAGTGCTTCACGCCATGCTACAGGCCAGTCTTTAACTTCGTCAATCAGGCCGACCTTGAGGTCACGCAGCATATCCTTGGTAGTGGCATCTCTGATCAGCCGTTCTACCTGCTTCCAACGGTCGGGATTGTCCTTCTTGATGCCATTGCTGCTCTTTGTAGGTGCAGTTGGAACCTCAGATACAACCCGATTAGGACGGTCGATAGCACCCTCGCCATCATCATCCGTTGGTGGCAGCATGAACAGGCTCATCAACGAGTAGCGAGAGGCATAGGTAATAGCAGAGCCAGCACCTTGGGCATCCCGCTTTGTCAGTGGTATCTCAAACCGGGTCGTCATCGACTGTCCAGAGATATGCGAGATAGTTGTCGTGACTTCCAAGCATCCATGCTCGGTCATCCGACCTGGTGCCTGTGTTACGATCAGCCCGTGTTCCTGTAGATGTGGTCTCAATGTGTCAATGACGGCCTCTAAAGACGCATAACGGTTGCTAAAGTAAGGATTGCTGCTGTCACGCTTCACGCCCGTCAGCGCACCCTGTACGCCGTGCATTGCAGTGATCAACTTATTACTTGGTATCTCGGTCATAGATCTACTTCCTCTGGGTATACTAAAATAAGATTTTTGTTTGCTATCTCGGTAGCCATGAGAACGCTGTTCCAGTTCTCTTCTGATGGGTAGTGATGATATCGCTCGATAGCCTTAGTCAATATCGTAAGCGTGTCTGCTAGGTCGTACAGCGTAATCATTATTACCTCCTTTTCGCTCGACCATTGAAACCTAGATGATAAAAAATCTCTTGTCAAACAATTTTTTTATGATAGATTGATTATGTTGAAAAATTAAATCAGGAGGTAATAATGAGCTTTATCAACGAGTTAACAGAAGTATCAAAAATCAATCAGCGTTTTATGTACCGCAGAAATTCACGGGAGACATCTATTGAGGCAGCAAGATCCGTGCATCCGAGCCTGTCTGCGATTGCTCTCGAAGTCCTGCGGTATGCCTACGATCAGGGCTATGCAGGGTTTACAGACATTCAACTGGCGATTGATCTTGATTGCGAAACATCTACCTACCGCTCACGCAGAGCAGACCTGACTAGACTTGGCTTGATCGTAGACAATGGCAACCGAGTGAAGCATCTAGCTAGAAACAACCGCAACCACATTGTGTGGATACATAAGGAGTTTAAGATTTGACCATTTGGGAACTAATCCAAGACCTTGGCGGGCCGTCATTTGTGGCCCGTGAACTTAACCTGACACCTGCTGCTCCGGCCTATTGGGCGAAGAACAATTCTATTCCGCTGAAACAATGGCGTGGAGTATTAGAGCTGTGTGCTTCTTCAAAATATCCAATGACTGCCGAAAAGCTGCTTGCCATGCACGGATTTTAATGCTTGAATGTCTATCTTGGCAAGATCGGGCAGACCGAGGCGGTAATCTCCCTAACCGCCTCGGTCATCACAAAGATAGCAAATGATCCTGACAATCCAACGACCACCATCAGCTAATCAGTTATTCAGAGCCGTACCTGGTCGAGGTATGATCAAGTCAAAGATTTACCGAGAATGGCTGGCAGAAAATACTGAAAAAACAAAGTTACAGGCAGACGCATTTGAAAAAATCTGTGGTCCGTTTGAAGTAACTTTCGAGATTGAAAGACCAGATAAACGAAGGCGTGATTTAGATAACCACTTGAAAGCATTGTTTGATTTGCTCACCCAGTCGGGTGCAATCAGAGATGATAGTGATTGTGTTAAATTAACAGCCCTGTGGAAAAACTGTGGAAAACAAATAAAGGCAGAAATCAATGCAGTCCCTGAGACAGACATTACATGAGGCACATAAGGCGCGACTAGCGCGGTTCTCGGCAGCCGCTTATGCCCAACCAGTTGCGATAATGCAACCAGAACCAGTTGCGATAATGCAACCAGTAGTCGAAGACAAGTTCATCGCCACTGACCAGATGATACGAGACTGGTTGTTCGTGTCTTCAGACCCGACAAGCGAAGAAGACATAATTTTCTGGCGTCAGGCGTACCCCTACATTCGCGGGTGTTCGTGTCCGGACAAGCCAAGGCGTATCATTGCCGAGGTGCTGTTAAAGCATCGTGCGTTCTGGAGAGACATGACGGCTGGTCGTCGTGACAGAGAGACGGTGCTATGCCGACATGAGATCTGCTATCGACTGCGGCAGGAAACTGACTACTCAATGCCTAGAATAGGAAGACTGCTCGGCGGTCGGGATCACACGACTGTCATCCACGGTTGCCGTCAGCATAAAATAAGAATGGATGCAGCTAACCGTTAGTGGTATTAAATAAGTGAACCCGCCCAGCTTGCAACCGGACGGGTTCTTGTGACCACCGATGCCGCGATGGTCGATAGGCAGTTCTCTTATACTGTCAGTCGATCTCCGCTTCAAGACAGGAGAGACGACTATGCACTGGTTCAGATTTTATAATGAAGCCCTAGACGATCCCAAAGTTCAGCGACTTGACGGGGACACGTTCAAGACGTGGGTTAACTTGCTGTGCCTATGTGCTCGACATGACGGCCTACCAAAATCAATTCAAGACATTTCATTTGCTCTGCGAGTAGATGTACACGGTTGCTCCACGGTGCTCTCACGGTTGGCTGACGCTGGTCTACTCGATAGGCTCCACGGTGGTGTTGACGGTATGCACTACGCTATCCATGCTTGGGACAAAAGACAATATAAATCAGACACTTCTACCGAGAGAGTGAAACGTTTCAGGGAACGTTCCAGTAACGCTACTGAAACGGTGAATGAAACACCCCCAGATACAGAGACAGATACAGAAACAGATAAGATACAGAGAAGAAAGAAAGTTATAGCACTCGCTTCGCGATTGCCTGACGATTGGCAGCCGAGTGATTCCGATATTGATTTCGCAATCTCGCTAGATGTAGATTATCGCAGAGAGGCAGATATATTCAGGGACTATTGGATAGCCCAAGCGGGAGCCAAAGGACGTAAAGCAAACTGGCAATCGACCTGGCGAAACTGGATAAGAAGGGCATCCGAGCGGATTGCTACGCAACCGAGTAGAAAAGAAACAGCCATTGAAATGGGCAAGAGACTAATAAGGGAGAATGGATATGAACAGAACACAGGCTATACAATCAATCACGACCCTGTTGTCAGCCTACCCCGACAGCAAAGTGGATCGTGAATCATTCACTAGATTGGCAGCCGTTGCGCTTGAAGATTATCAAGTCGAGACGTTGCGCGCGTTGGCAGATCCCAAGGTCGGGCTGATTGCCTCATGTAGATTTATGCCCTCGATTGCCGAGATGAGGGAGTTTTGCAGGACTTATGTGAACCCTAATCACAAAAAAGGGCCGCAGTTGCGCGTTGTTCATGATGCTACACCAGTATCAGAGGAACAGCGGGAAAGGATGCTTGAGAAATTATCTAAGCTATCTCAGCATCTCGGCAGCCTAAATTGACCTCATGTGGATACTCACGGAAACACCTATTATTTTAGAAAAATGCCCCTTATTATCTAACCGAGGCAGCCCCCGTTAAGGGCTATCTGACCTCATGTAGATGACATAAACAGGAATGATAAAATGGAAAATAAATACGACAATTCAGGCTCATTAAATAAAAACACATTCAAGACAAAAGAGGGGCAACCGGATTACAGGGGCAAGGCGATGATTGCCGGCGTCCGATACCAACTAGGGGCATGGATCAAGACGGGCAAAGATGGCGACATATTCTTGAGCATCAACTTTAAGACGATTGAGGAAAGTCAAGAGCCACCGAATGAGGGCGTGAAGCGTTACACGTCTAAATCCGTTGGTAGTGCTAGCGACCTTAACGACCTAGTGCCATTCTAAAACGCATTAGAAGCCCGTGTAGTGGCCTCGCATGATTGCCCCGCTACCCTAGTACCAGAAAAGAAAAGAGGGGCTTGCTTGCCCCTCTAATTCATTCCCGATATTTGATTGATCATCTCAATTCTAGATTGATATCGTACCAGGCGCGCTGGTCAACGGAACCCCGGTCAAGCTCTACCTCTTTTATCTCACGTTTCAAATCTGCTAGATCCTGCATGAAGCTCTCTACACGGTTCAAGCATCGTTCTCGTTGCGCTTTATCTTTTGATTGCCGGGCGACATAGGCGGACCAATAGATATCGCGTTCAATCGCCGCTATCTGTTTTTCGATTGTCATTACATCACCCACATTATTAGAGCGGTTACAAAAGATCCTAAGCACGCAAGCTCAAAAATATCACCTATCAATGATTTGATCATAGCATTGCCTTTAATTCTGTTTTGATTGCTTTTGCCTTTTCACCCCGCCAGGATGACGCATTGGATAAAAAGTAACGCACAATCGACCGGGCGTCATCATACCCGTACTTATCGTTAATGTCCGATATGACACGCATTGCATTGAGATATGGTATTGCCGCATAGTTCGGCTTAGTCCAATCTTTTTTAATCTCGCAAGCGATTGCAGATATATTACGCATAATTATTCCCTCTCGTTAACACTAGCATAATTACTAGCTACTGAGCGGCACACCTTAGCGCATGCCGCCTATAGGTAGCATCAAGCCGCTTGTGCCATTGCACTAGCTTTTAATTTAGACGTTCCGTGAGCTGGAAACCCAACAATGACGTCACGCTGGCGTTGACATAATTGACATGACTTGCAAGTCACGTCGTCACGATAGGTCGCCGGGCAAACTACTACTTTATTGCCGTTAGGCGTCGTTATTTGTTCCGGTCCTGATACAGTCATTGGCAATACGACAACAACCGGGCCACATTGCGTGTCAATCAATTGATCCGCATGCTTTAAATTATTGGCCGATAAATTTATCGTAAAGCCGTCACGGTTAGCATTGCGCACAATGCGTTGATTGTTGGCAAGATTGATCACATTGTAATGCGTGTAAGTAAAGCCGCGTTTACCGTCATTAGCTTGCACTAATTCATCAAGCGCGGTTTCGTCAATGTGGACTCTATCTTTTGACGGTAAATCACCCGCTTGATTGTGTCGCCAGAATGTTCCAATTTTGAGATTCGTGACTTTTGTCAAAAAATCATACCAACCCGTTCCCTCTTGATGATTAGTTACCTTTTGCCAAAACATTAGTAGCGGACCAAAATTTGCGTAACACGGGCCGTCCTTAAAAATACAAGCATCCGGGCAAGTTTCGTAAGTTGTTGTTGATACCGGGATAGGCCCGGTTTTCACGTTCCGGCTTTTTAGTGTCAATGCTACTTGATAGTTCATAATATTATTCCCTCATTATTGCTAGGTTGATTGATTAATAACCGTATGTTTCCACACCTTCGCGCTTCAAAAACAATGCTTCCTTGCGACTGATCCGATAGTGATATCTTGCGCCGAAACATGGGCCTTGATCATTCAAAGAATGGCAAAGATCATCGATTGTTATGCCCTTATTCAAGACGTATTCTTTGCCAGAAAGATCAAGCCACTTCCAAACATTCGCACGATATTCTCTTTTGTCGCTATAGGCCTTAACTAGTTGAGTTCCGCGCCCATTGACTTCAGTTGCGATGTAAATTGTCATTGTCTTATTCCCTCTTGTTGCTAGTTGATTAACCGTTTATCAATCACGCGGCGCGATTGTAAAAACTTCATCGCCATTTGGAAGCATGCCCGAACCTGATATATTAAATGGCCAATTCAGTTTCTTAATTAACGCATAAGCCGCGGCTAGCCTATTGTTCTCAATTGATAATGCGTAATCATAAGACAAGGTGACGTGAACATTCTTATGCACGAACGCCTTAATGCGTGAGCCGCGTGTGTTAGTTGCTTCAAGGTATTTTACTTGTATGGCTTTCATCGTCTTATTCCCTATTTGTTAGCCGTTTCGATAATTGATAATATATTTATCATATCGTTATTAGTCAATACAAGTTAGACAAAAAAGATAAAATAACTACTCAGGAACATAACGCCTTGAAAACAATAAAGAAAACTAAAGCGATTGCGGGATTAACACCTAGAGGCGAGACTGATTTAAGACGGTTTAGTGTTTATCCGTCAAGAGCCGTAATGGATTTGAGCCTATCGATAAACGATATCCGAACGCTTCTAGCACTAGGCCTATATACAAGCGGAAGCGGCGTTGCGTTTCCCACGTTGCAAACTATCGGCGCATACACGGGGCAAGGCACGGCTGGCAATCAAGCGGCTCTACGTCGCCTGGTAGACAAGGGATATATCCGCAAGTTGCAACCTAAGTGGTATGCCGGTCAATCATCGCCTTGGCTTACTGACCGCTATCAAGTCCTATACTCAAAGGATGATCCGGTCCCAACGAAGGAACAACTACAAGAGTCGAAGGCCTTTAACATTCACTCTCTAGAGCCGGAAGGTATTAGTAGCAAAGAAGAATCACCTACAAGTCATGATCATACTGACAGGGTTCAAGGGATTGAGAATTGTTTTAGGTCAATACTAAACACTTACAATGTTTCAATCTCTCAGTCTCAATTCATTCCCGCTTCCTCTCTTGTCTCTCAAGGGATAGAGCTTGATGAATTCAAGCGACTAGCATCTCTTGCCGTCTCTCAATGGCTCAAGCTCAAGGGTAGTGTACCTAGTGGCTTACAGCAACTCATAGACGCGGGGTCTTTCTCGCAGGGCACCCCTTCCCCCCCGCCCCGTCCGCTCTAGTACGGGGTATGTCACACGATTTTTTTCTGGTTTTTCATGGGATGTTTTATGTCGTTCAGGAACTCTTCTCGGTTGCCCTACTACTCATGCTTACCAGCATGGTTGTTTCATGCGTGCCGGAACACGCATACCCTTGGGTGTTACTCTTTATATTGGGGACACCCTTCGGGTTATAAGGGGTTCGTGTATGTTTTGTAAATAGTGTCAAGATAGGTTTACCTAGTTATGAACAGGAGATTATAGATAATGACCAGTGTTAGACAGTTTAGACGTGTTTTGAGTTCCAACAGGGTGGATGGAAAGAAGGAGGCGGTGTTGGAAGAGCTGGAAATACTTGGCTCTTCGAAGATTACTGATGTGTTGTCGTGGGATCAGACTGGAGGAGTTAGTGTTATTCCCAGTTATGATTTACCGGAGCATACTCGGAAGGCGATTAAGAAGATAAAGATCAGGCCGACCAAGGATGGCAACGAGATTGAAGTGGAAATGCACGATAAGATGTCTGCTTTGCGGTTGCTCTCCAAGCATTACGGGTTATTGGAGAACCTCAGTGATGATGCGCGGCCTACTATCATGGGTATTAATCTCAAAGGCCCGGTTGTAACGAATTATACCATTACAGAAAGTCCATTAGATGAAGAAGCCAATGAAGAGGAAGCAATCGCCGAGATCGTCTGATACGTCTGACGTAATCCTCGGTGGCCTAGAGCTTGATTTTACTCAGGCTCCCACCACTTGGGAGTTCCTGCATGACACATCGTTCTTTCGTGGATTGCTCGGCCCGGTAGGTAGCGGCAAGTCGTATGGTTGCGCTGCCGAGATCTTCCTGAAGGCCGTACAACAGGCTCCGTCTCCAGTCGATAATGTGCGCTATACCAGATTTGTGATCGTCAGAAACTCGTATCCTGAGTTGCGGACGACTACTATCAAGACGTGGGGTACGCTGTTCCCAGAAGACGTGTGGGGGCCAATGAGATGGTCGCCGCCTATCACCCATCACCTTAAATTACCTAGCAGAGACGGTATCCCTGGCGTTGATTGCGAGGTTATCTTTCTTGCTCTCGATCAGCCCAAGGATGTCAGGAAGTTGCTGTCTCTTGAGTTGACCGGAGCATGGGTAAACGAGGCACGGGAATTGCCCCTAGCTGTTATCCAAGGCTTGACACATCGTGTAGGCCGCTATCCAACCAAGCAGCACGGTGGCCCTACTTGGCGTGGGATATGGGCAGATACCAACCCTATGGACAATGACCACTGGTGGTATCGCCTAGCAGAGAAAGAGCCTATCCGAGGAAAGTACAAGTGGTCGTTCTTCAAGCAGCCGTCAGGAATGGTTGAATGCACCGGAGATACACCAGGAGCCTTGCCAGCGGCAGGTAGATTCTGGACGATGAACCCAGAGGCCGAGAACATCGGTAACCTGCCTCCTGGTTATTATGAGCAGCAGCTCGGCGGCAAGAACCTTGAC